ATTAATTATGAATAATTATGAATTAGTGAATAACAATACAAATACAAAAATTAAAGTATTTAAATATAATAATTTAAACGACGCGGGAAAAACTACTTTTGGAATTAATACTATTAATTTCGATACTACATCTGCATCTCCTGCTGCTGGAGCAATAATAACATCATTAAGCACTCAACATTATATTAAAGTTGATACTGATACTAATTTAGTTTATCGCAGTGCTACTGATACAGAAAGTATTACCAATGATACTATTATACAAGTATTACCAATGATATGTGATAGTACTTATCCGATGTATTTAGCAAGTCGCGATGAAATAACAAGTAAGAATAATAATAAATTTGATAATAATATTTTCAGATGTGCTTATTCAAAAATTTGCAAAGTACCTTGGTCTGATATGAATTGTGATAAATATGATAATAGATAATAATGATATAAAGAAATATTTATAAATCTAAGATATATGTTTAAATATTTTAAAGGAGATTTGTTAATTTTTACAAATAGGGGTTTGATAAGAGTTGATAATATAAAAAAAACGGATTTAATATTAGCATTAAATAAAGAAGGTTTTTTATACCATGAAGAAATCGAGGAATTAGAAAAAACCTATAAAAAAAAATATACATTAAATAAGATTAATTTCGTAAATAATATCGATAGTTATTATATAAATGATAATATTGAAACAAAAGTAATCCAAAATATTCCATTAAACATTGAAACAAATGAATTGCCTGATTATATGAGTTATAATGAAAACAAGTGTTGTTGTAAAGCTAAAATAAGTGATATATCAACATTTGATTATATTGGATTTCCAACAACGATTAAAAATGATATCTATGAGATAAAAGATGACAGTTATTATAGATTTCATGGATTATTATTATCGATTGGCAATGTATCAACCTATACATTTAACAATGAAACGCTTGATTTCTTTGTTTCTTATTTAAAGGATAATAATATTTCATATGATTTAATTGATAGTACTAGAATTAATATTAAGGATGAAATAAAACGATTGGAATTAGATGATATTTTTAGTATAACTAAAGAACAGTTAAAAATACTAGCAAATGGTATTATCGAACTGGGTAATTATATAACAACAAATAATAAACAAACTTATTATATAATTAAATATATCTTTTTATTATTAGGAATATCAATAAGTTCCTATTATAAAGATGGAGTTATACAAATAAAAGTATCTAAAACATTATCAACGATTCATTATAATTATTTCAATTACAATAATTTTTTATGGAATAAAATTAAATCGATAAAAAAGGTACCAAATTTTAATGGCAATCTTTATACATTAAAATTAAAAACAAATAATTTTTATTTAACAGATATGGGTTTTATTTCATAATTGCTTTTATATTTCCATGGGATTTATAATTTTCTAATGTAAAATCTTTAAATTCCAGTGTTTCAATCCATTTTATTTTTTCGTCAATTGATAAATTACCAATTTGTTTATTTATAAATAATCGTGGGGCATCGTAAATTTCATTTCTTAATTGTTCATTTACCTGTTCTACATGTTCTTCATATATATGACAATCACAAATACTAATGCAAATATCGCGAACTTTCATATGCATAACATGTGCTATTATCATTGTGAACAATGCGGTTGACGCAATATTAAATGGTAATCCTAGAAATAAATCCGATGACCGCATATACATCATACAACTTAAATGTTCATCATCATGTTTATAAAAATTATAACTGATATGGCAAGGAGGCAATGCTTGTTCTTTCAATTGGCACGGGTTCCATGCAGATATAAATGCGCGTCTGCTATTTTTCAACGTTAATTCTTCTAATATATATCGAATTTGATCAACGGAACCATTGAAAGATCGCCATTGATAGCCGTAGATATATCCAAGATAGCCTTCTTCAAAATGAGTCAAACCTACTTTATCGAGATATTCGCGTGTTGAATTGCCTTTCCAAATATTAACTCCTTTTTCTTCTAAATCTTTCGAATTCGTAGAACCTTTCAGAAACCACAATAATTCCTCTACGATACCTTTATAAAATACTTTTTTTGTTGTTAATAATGGAAATGTCTCGCCATTATGAATATTAAAACGCAATAGTGATCCAAAATGTGAATAAGTAATACCATTTCTAGTATCTTTTTTTGTCCCATTGATTAAAACATCTTTTAGCAAATCCAAATAACCTTGTTCGTTCATAATAGTTATAATATTTAGTTTTTTCTTTAGATAAAAAATGATTTTTCTATTGAACTAGGACATCCGTTATACACTTTGGTTTATTTCAAGAGAATTACAAAAAATAATGCATGTTGTTTCATTGATTATTCTAGATGAAGATATTTATATGATTTGTTCGATAGGATGATATTTATTAAATTTTTCATTGAATATACATTTATATTTAATTGTATATGTTAAATTTTTGTCTTTAAAATAACTGCGAAGATTGATACTATCTTTCAAGGTAGGTACGAGAGCGATGCCAATTTTATTGGAAGTTAGAATATTATAATTGCCATATAAATGATAAATATCGGCATCATCTGTTTTTGCAATCCATAATTCCCTATAGGTAGATTGTGATTTCTCGATTGTTTTACTAGGTTCTACGTGAATATTTGAAGTAATTATGAAATTCGATGTATTTAAAGGTTTATTATCGAGATCAATGGTAGTTTTAAATTCAGTGATATCTTTTACTTTCTTTTGAACATTAATGATTACATTTTCATCGAAATTAAATAACTTAGGCTTATGTTTAAGATAATAAGAATAGAAATAGAGACCTCTCGAAGTATAATTGAGTGTCTTGGATTTTTCAATAATTTCATTCAATGATTTTTTTGATAAGTAATAATAAGATTTTACTTTATATGTACATACATCACATGTAGTATCTGGAGTATATTTGTCATTTAATAAATTATAAATGATTTTGAGCCTTTCGGGTAATATTAAATTGTCAAGTTTTTTACCTTCATTTGCGATAATATCATTGATAATAAATATCCATTTATTATTTTTTGTTTTAACCATTTCGCCTTCAATGAGGGTATTTAAAAATAACGAAGGATGAAATAAACCTCTTGCGAGAATAATACGAGGCTTTTCATAACCAGTATGAATTTTCATATCAATAAAATAAATGATTTCTACATCATTATATTTAGTAAAATAAATATAATATCTATTTCCATTTGTTCTTAATGAGATTAAATGAGGAACTTTTGATAAATGTTTAATATTTGTTTCATCTAATTTAAAACAATGTTTTTGTATAATTCTAATTCCAAATAAATTATAAATTTCATCTAATATTTTATCTTTAATATTATTACATTTGATATTCCATGCTACTCTATCCCCAAATGATATAATACCCGTTTGCATTTTTAAGAAGTTTATATATATATAAGTTTATATCATTTTTTATTTTATATAATTAAAAAAATGAATAATTTTTATGCTGTTGCTGTTGGATTAAAACCAGGTGTTTATATGTCGTGGGATGAATGTAAAAAGCAAGTGGAAAATAGAAAAGATGCCGTTTTTAAAAAATTCGATAATATCGAAGATGCCGCCGAATTTATAGAGGATTATAACAATAATTTATATGTATATACCGATGGTTCTTGTATAAATAATGGACATTCGAATGCGAGAGCTGGGATTGGCATTTATTTTAGCAATGACAATCCAAATAATGTTTCGCGCGAATTAGATAATACGACAGAGAAATTAACGAATAATATTGCAGAACTCGTTGCATGTATTGAAGCAATAGAAATGATTAAAAAAAATCCTGCTAAAAATAAGACAATCGTTACTGATAGTGAATATATAATTAAATGTGCTACTAGTTATGGGAAAAAACTCGAAGCGAATAATTGGAAGACATCGAATGATAAGAAACCACCGAATCTTACACTGGTTAAACATTTATATAAATTGACGAACGAATTTAATATTAAATATATGCATGTCATGGCACATACTAGTAATAAAGATAGACATTCCATTGGAAATTATTATGCAGATTTATTAGCAAATAAGGCAATAAACCATGATCCAAATCCTAAAACAAAGATTTATTTAAATGTGTCATTTCAAGAAAAAGATAAAGCAAAAGCCAAAGGTGCAAGATGGGAACCATCAAAAAAGAAATGGTATATATTGGAAGACAATGTGAACAAACAAGAATTACTAGATAAATATTCATAATTATTTTGTTTTTTATATTTAACGAACAATGTCAGATAAAATACAATTATTTGCATCTTTAATGAATGATATTATAAAAAAATGTAGCGCAAAATTGGAAGAATTGCAAACATACAAAAATATATTAGATGAGAGTGATAAACTATCTGATATTACATTGCAATATAATATTGAAGGATTATCTAGAACACTTGATAAAATAAATATATATATGTTATTTATTGATTGTATATTAAATATAATTAATGAAGAATATAGAGGTAATATTCCTTCAGCTATATCGAGATTATATGAAATAATGATTGGATTAAAAAAACCTTATTCAACCAATTTGATAGATCTAATTAAAAAATATATAAAAAATAAAGACTTATCATTTCATACTTTTATGATAAATTGTGATATGTTTCAAAAATATGTAGTTATATATCGTGACGTTATACAAAATAAAAAAACTACATATGAAATTAATATTTATAAATGTTATATTCAAAAAATATATGAAAATATTCTAGAATTAAAAGAAAAACTTGAAAGAACTATATATGCAAGTGAAGTTGCACATAGCCTAACAGAAGTAATTTTATTACATAATGAGATATTTCCAGAATTTATAAGAACAAATATTCCTAAAGGTATGATTAATCCGATAACTGCTTCTGCTTCTGCTTCTGCTCCTACTCCTACTCCTACTCCTGCTTCTGCTTCTGCTCCTACTCCTGCTTCTGCTCCTGCTTCTGCTTCTGCTCCTACTCCTGCTTCTGCTTCTGCTCCTACTCCTGCTTCTGCTCCTGCTTCTGCTTCTGCTCCTACTCCTGCTTCTGCTTCTGCTCTTAA